TGCGGTGATGAGGGCGATTGCCATGATTCTCTTAATCAACCTTTTCAACTTCTGTTGGCGGAGACCAGGTCAGCCAGGGAGCGCGCCTTGTGGCGACTGTGATTCTGATGTGTTCTCCTGTTGCCAGATCCGTGAAGATTTGGACGAGGGTTAGTTTGTCTCTTGACACTAACGGAAGGTAGCCCCAGGTGGGGATCATTTGTCTTTCCTGAGGTCGTTCATCATTTTCATGTAGAGCCAGCATGAGACCCATCCCATTATGAAACTGAGGATGAATTGTGTGTCGGTCATTGCGTTTCCCTTCGCTCGACTTGTCCTGATGTTGTAACACAAACGAGAGACAGTTTGGCGGATTCGACCCCAGACGCAAGCAAGGGAAACAAGAGAACGTCTGGGATCTGGCTCGAGGAGAATGACATCCTCGGGCGTTCTTAGGCGTTAGCCAGCAGGCTTTGCCATTATCGCGGGAGGTTTATCTCCGCAAACATATTGCCAGTGCCACGCTTCAAATTCAGGTGATTTCGGGTCTGAGCCTTGAAGGTAGAACCCATAGGTCGGAGCGTTTGCACAGAGCCAGTCGAAGCATTTTCCGCCCATTGAGACAAGTGCGCCGTCTTTGTCGTAGCCGACATCTATGGCTAGACCGAAGCCATGATTTGATGTTCCTGGCACTCCGCTCGGTGATTTTCCTGGCTTGAGGTACCAAGTTTTTTCTTCGTATTTGCGTGTCACTTGTGGGTTGCGACCAACGTCTTTGAGGCTGTAACGATCGTTGAACATTGCCAGTTGCCTATCGAATGGGCGGTAGTCGCCAACATTGCGCAGCTTGAATCCAGCGGTCAGGCAGTCGGCGTACATTTTGTTGAATGCAGCTGCTGCACCTGTCCACATTTCTCCGCCTGTTTTGACTTTCTTCAGCATTGCGGGCGTCAAATTGCCGTTGCCTACTTTGGCAACTTCAGCGGGAAGAACCATTTTCTTGTATGGGTAGACCTTCGTCATAGTGGCGGGTCTTTTGGTTTGTCTTTGAGACCGTTGCCAGCGAGCAAACCGATAAGTCCACCGGCGAGAGTCATGAGCATTGGGGAAAGAATTGCCCAGGCTTCAGAGTCGTTGGGTGCTTGCTCGGTTGGTTGTACGACGAAGAGCAGTCCGTAGAGCAGTGCCACAATTGAGAAGAGGAACGCGCTTGAAAGGCAAACGCCCACAACAAGAATAAGTCGGGCTTTGATTTCTTCGTTGCTGAGTCTGTTTTCTAGTTTCATTTGCATTTGCTTTCTATGAATGAATCGTTAGCAGTGTCTGTTGTTTCACAGTTGTGGCGCACACGGTCTGAGCAGGCTGTCAGGGTAAGCAAGGTAAGGCTAATCAGGACTAGGCGTTTCATCAAATGCCTGTTGTAGTGCTGCTATCTCATCAGGTGTTAGTTCCCGTGTAACTGTTTCGCCTGTCAAGGCGTCATGGAAAGTTCCTAGCAGTGGTTTTGTGTTGCTCATTTTTTAGACCTTTCGGTATCCGTAAACCATAATTGTTCCGCCTGTCATTGTTGTGCCAACTACCGACATGACAAAACCTGTGTATGAGGTTGATTGGTTGTGGTATGCCCAACTTATACCAGGAAAAGTTGCGCCAGTTGGGTTGATTACGGAACTGTAAAAGTAGGTTGGTTTAGCCAAAAACGGGTTGTGAATTTCTGTTTTGACACTTGAAACTGTTGTAGTTGAATAACCACAATAATCTGCGTACGCAAAAGTTCCGTTTCTGCCTTGACCACCGACTGCGCCAGTAGAAACATTGACATCTATTAGCCCAGAAAAGTATTGCGCTGCTGTTGTGGCTCCTGATAGTTGAATGTTTACAAGTGCGCTTGCTCCTGAAACTCCATTTACCCATTGGACAATATAATTGTCGTAGTTTGTGTTGAAAGCGTTAGCAACTGTGACGCTTGAAACGCCTGTGCCAACGACTGCGCTTGTGACGTACACAAGACCTGAGTTGATGTTGTTATTTACATACGCCGAAGTCAGAATCTGACCAGGTGTTGTTGCAGTGCTAATTGCCATGTTGTGTCTCCTTTAGAAACTTAGAAGGTTGTTGTCGAGTATTCCGAAAATTGCATCGTCAAGGGTTAGGTATTGGTTGCCGTCTGTGCTTTCAAAAGCATACGAAACAATGTGAGAACCTGGAGTGATTTTGTGGTCAATTCCTGACACGATCAGCGTCTGGGTTTCGGATGCAGGTGTGCCGGTGTTGAATGTTTTCTTGACCGAGACAATTGACGTCAGATCTATCCCGAAGATAGTTGCCCATTGGTCAGAAGTTAGAGCTGCTAGTTGCGTCGATAATCCGGTGAACCGAAGGACGGGGTTTTGATACTTGCCGAGGAGGTATGCGCCGAGACCGTTGACTTCTGTTGTTGTTGAGTTGAGCAGGTTGAGGAGGTTGTAGTTCTGCGACTGGTAAAGCGCAATTGAGGTTGCGTCCGAGTTAGTTTGTGCAGCTCCTGCGGGTGACTGAGTCACGATGTAGTTGTAGAGCAATTCGTCTCCGAATTGGTTGATGAGGCTCATCATTGGGAGGTCTGTGCCGTCACTTGTGAAGGTGGCTCCGGCGACGGGGTTGAGAACACTTGACCTGCCCTTGAAGGTTAGGGTTCCGCTAGCTGAGTTGTAGAGATACCCCTGTTCGGAGGTATTGACTAGCTGCAAATAGTTCAGAAGGTTTGTGTCCTGAGAGACCGCGTAAGCGCCCAAAGTAGATGATCCGGTACTGATAGACCTTGCGCCCTGATAGTTGATTTCTGGACGGTCTAGAGCGGTGCTGATGCGATTCCCTGAGGTCTCTTCGGACGGTGTGAAGGCGTTGAGGATTTGGTTTGCCAGGGTGCCGAAGTTGTCAACACAGATTGCAATCATGCGGTCTTGGTTTGCTAGTCCATAGTCAAGGTTCCAGTCTTGGACGAAGCCGGTGTAGATCGGGACTCCGTTTGCGTTGATGATGATTGGCGAGCGTGGAAGTATCCAGGGGTAATAGGGCGATGAGGCGTTCAACGGATCAAGGATGCGAGTGTTGTTGTTGAACATAACTTGAGCGGTGCCTGCGTTGAATTGGTCTAATTGGCGTTGACGTCCTCGCTTGATGTTGACCGACATGACATAACTTGTGAGGTCTGCGTAGGCGATGCCTCCAAGAGTTCCGCGTCCTGCGGTGTCGAGTACGCCGTAGAAGGCGTCGTCAAGTTGGAACGGGTTGCCGAATCCTGTGGTCGTTTGGAATCCGACTAGGACTTGAATTGCGGGGACGGTCATGTTGCGGGGGCGAACACGGTGCCCGAGTTCCGTTGAGCTGCAAGTATGGCGTCGATGATTTCTTGACCGACTGTTGCAGGCGATGAGATGAGTCCTGCGTTGATGTTGATGGTTGGACTGAAGTCTTCTCCAAGTCCTGAGATGCCTCCGCCGAAGCCAAACGACATATCTCCCGTACCTCCCCCTCCGGTGATTCGTGGAGGAGTGACTGATCCTGCGTTTGGAGTGCCAATTGTTGCGCTCGAGACTGGAAGACCTGGGGCGGGTGGATTGAAAGCGCCCCTTCCGTTTCCGCCGTCGCCTTTGTTGCCACCTTCGCCAATACGCCCAATAGAGATATTCGGAATTTTGGGGATGTCTTTGAATGGGTTGATCAGGTTGATTCCCTTGATGATGATGTTGCTCGCCTTGACCCAACCATTACCCATGAACTCAAAATAGTCAGAGATGTTGTTGACAACGCTTTTGATTCCGTTGCGGAACCATTCGAAGTTCTTGTAAAGCGCAATGATGCCGACGATGATTGCGGTAAACACAATAAGTCCTGAGGCGACTTGGAGCGCGGTGAAGGAGGTTGCGAGAAGTGCGTTGACGCCGGTAGCAATTTTTGCTGCGACGGTGTAAGTAACGATTGCAGCCGATATGGCACCGATAGCCGTTGCGATTGCTAGGAAGGCTCCTGGGTTGTCCTGTGCCCACTGAGCGAAAGATTGGAGGTAGGGCAGGATTGCCTCAACGGCGGGAAGTAGTGCAGCGCCGATTGACTCCTTTGTTTCGTCGAGGGACACTTTGAGTCGTTTGAATTTTCCCGCTGCTGTGTCGGCAGCATCGGATGCAGCTCTTCCGAAGGTCTCAGACATTTTTGCCATGACTTCATCGAGGGACGCGCCTGCCTTGATCATGTCGCGAAGTTCTGGAGACAGTTTTGCTAAGGCGGTAAAATTGCCACCGTACGCACGCTCGAGCGTTTTTGTAACTGTTTCGAGGCTGACATTTTTGGCAATAGCGACATCCATTGCCAAAGTTGCTGCCTTTTGAGCTTCGGTAATTGAGCCTGTAGCGCGGACAAGTCCCGCCAGTGCCGGACGAAGTTCGTCATCGGTCACTCCGAGCAATTTGCCCTGGACAGTGATGTAATCCTCGACCTGTGCAATTTGTGCGTCGGTTGCGTTTGTGGTTCGCTGAAGTTGTTTTGCTAGGAGATCCTGCGACGCTGCATCTTCGATTGCTGCTTTGACTGAGGCTCCAAGAGCTGCGGTTAGTCCTGCGAGTGCAGCCGTTGCGGGAAGTGCTGCCTTAGTGATAGCAAAATGAGCCTTCTGACCGTTGGTCTCAAGGTTCTTGAATTCGGTGATTGCCTTAGAGATTCCTTTGCCGTCGAACTCTGTGATGATTGGGATTGCAAGAGCCATTAGTTCAGTTCTTTCTGTACGCGTGAGACCGCATCCATTGACGCTTTGAGTATCTC